TGCAACCTGACGAGTGACCCAGCCATGAAGGGTAACGCCCAGACGCTGCGCGATCTGCTGCGCGGCATCGACGCCGACGATCTGCGTGAGGATCACAGGCTGCGCCGCGCCACCAAGAAAGCCGTGGACGAGGTGATTGCCACACTGCCCAGCCTCGGGTTCTGACCCACAAAATACTCAGATTTGAGTAAATCGACACCATGCGCCACATTCCGTGGCGCTCAACTAGGAGCAACACCATGCAACTGTACAACCTGAACCTTGAACAAGCCCACAACCTGATCCTTGCCTCCCGCTTCGCGCGAACTACTGTTCTCTTGCAGGGCCACATGGGCTGCGGCAAAACCTCTATTGGCAAGGCACTGGCCGCTGCGCTGCCGAGCCATGTGCTGTGCTACTTCGACTGCACCACCAAGTCACTGGGCGATGTTGTAGTGCCCAAGCTCAAAGACCTTGACGGCAATGACTACGTGCGATTCGCGCCGAATGAAGAGTTCGGCGTTCACCTGAACAAGCCCGTGATCCTGATGATCGACGAGTACGGCAAGGCCGATCCCAGCACCAAGAACGCCCTGCTGCGTGTCATGCAGGAATTCCAGATCGGGTCATACGCGCTACCTGAAGGCTCTATCGTGTTCGCTACCACTAACCTCGGAACTGAGGGTGTCGGTGACATACTGCCCCCTCATGCTCGCAACCGCATCACCGTGGTGACACTGCGAAAACCCACAGCCATGGAGTTCATCGAGTGGGGGGTCAGCAACGGCGTGGATCACGCTGTCCTCGGGTGGGTCAAAGACAACCCGCACTGTATGCAGTCATTCGAAGAGGTCAAAGACCCCGACGAGAACCCCTACATCTACCACCCACGCTCTTCCCGTGCGGCGTTCGTCACGCCGCGATCACTGGAGAAGGCGTCTCACTGGGTCAAGCAGCGGGGTTCACTGGATCGTGCGACCCTCAACGCGGCACTGATCGGTACGCTGGGGCAGCAAGCTGCCCTCGACATGGCGGCGTTCCTCGACATGGCGGACAAGCTGCCGACACTGGATTCGATCAAGCGCACACCGGAAACCGCACTGGTGCCGGGTAACGTCGCCGCACTGTGTATGGTGGTGTACCGCGTGCTCGGGTGTATCGAGAAAGACTGGGTGGAGCCGTGGCACACCTACCTGCAGCGTCTGCCCAACGAAGCGCAGGCTCTGTTCGTCAACGGTGTGCGATCTTCCAAGTACAGCGAAACCCGTCGCGCGGCGGTGATGAACTCACCGGGGTTCACGCAGTGGGTGCACAAGTTCAGCTATCTGTTCGGGGGTGACCAGTAATGTTCAACGTCAAAGTGAGTGAAGAACAGCGCGTGGAGAAGGCAGTCAGCACACTGATGGGTGAGCCGTACCTGATGCCACTGGCACCAGTGATGATGCTCGGTAAACGCAAGATAGACGACAAGCTGCCCACCGCCTGCACCAACGGCATCGACGAGAAATACGGTCGCAAGTTCGTCGCCAAGTGTTCCGACAAAGCCCTGCGCGGCTGCCTGCTGCACGAGCTGGGGCACAAAATGTTCCGACATATCACCACATGGGATCACCTGTGGAAGATAAACCCACGCAAGGCCAACGCCGCCGCAGATTGCGTGGTGAACCTGTGGGTGAAGGAGCTGATCGACAACGGCGTCAACGCATCAATGGATTGGCCCGAACCAGCAGTGTGCTTGCTCGACCCCAAGTACAAGGGCATGAGTGTGCAGCAGGTGTACGACTTGCTGCCTGATGGCGAGGGTGACGACAGCGGCATGGACGACCACGACTGGGAGTCCGCGCAAGAGATGACGGACGAAGAAGTGCAGGAGCTGGCCGAGCAGATAGACTCCGCGCTGCGTCAAGGGGCGATGGCTGCGCAGAAAGCCGGTGATGGTAAGGCGCTGGACTTAGGTCAACTGCTGGCCCCGAAGATCAACTGGCGCGAGGCGCTGCGTGAGTTCGTCACCACAACCTGCACAGGTAACGATTACGCCACATGGTCGCGCCCCAACCGCAGGTTTATCGGCGCAGGGATGTATATGCCCAGCGGCGTCAGTCAGCAGATGAACGAGCTTGTGGTGGGGGTTGATACCTCCGGCAGTATTGACGCGCAGGCGCTGCGCGAGTTCTTGTCTGAGATCGCCGGTATCTGCGAGCAGGTAAAACCACAATCACTGCGCCTGATCTATTGGGATCACCGTGTGCAGAGTGAGGAGGTGTACGACATGAACACCATGCAGAACATCGCCACATCCACCAAGCCCATCGGCGGTGGGGGCACGGACGCATCCTGTGTGCCGGACTACTTGCGCGAGAAAGGCGCTGCGCCGCAAGCTGTGGTGATGTTGACCGACGGGTACGTGTACTCATGGGGCCGCTGGGATGTGCCGGTGCTGTGGTGCGTGATCGGGTCAAAGGCTGTGCCGCCCGTGGGGCGTGTCGTGTACGTGGAGGCAGCGTGAAGTTCGACGGCGACGGCTACGGCCACGGCCACAGCGACGGCCACAGCGACGGCCACGGCTACGGCTACGGCTACGGCAGAGGCTACGGCGACGGCTACGGCAGAGGCTACGGCGACGGCTGGGTGATACACATACTGACTGCACCTGCAGTAAGGACGCCAACATGAAGTTTAACGGCTACGGCTACGGCAACGGCTACGGCAACGGCAACGGCCACGGCGACGGCGACGGCGACGGCTACGGCCACGGCGACGGCGACGGCAGAGGCTACGGCTACGGCGACGGCGACGGCTACGGCTACGGCAACGACTACGGCAACGGCAACGGCAACGGCAGAGGCATAGGCCACGGCCACGGCACCGCACTGACCACCACAGACGGCGACGGCTGGGTGATACACATACTGACCGCACCTGCAGTAAGGACGCCCACATGATGAAGTTCGACGGCCACGGCTACGGCCACGGCTACGGCTACGGCTACGGCTACGGCGACGGCGACGGCCACGGCGACGGCCACGGCCACGGCGAAGGCGACGGCGACGGCAGAGGCGACGGCTACGGCTACGGCTACGGCTACGGCAACGGCTACGGCAACGGCCACGGCACCGCACTGACCACCACAGACGGCGACGGCTGGGTGATACACATACTGACTGCACCTGCAGTAAGGACGCCCACATGAAGTTTAACGGCTACGGCTACGGCTACGGCTACGGCAACGGCAACGGCTACGGCTACGGCTACGGCGACGGCAGAGGCTACGGCAACGGCTACGGCTACAGCAACGGCGACGGCGACGGCTACGGCAGAGGCAACGGCTACGGCGAAGGCTACGGCAACGGCCACGGCACCGCACTGACCACCACAGACGGCGACGGCTGGGTGATACACATACTGACAACCGCCGCAATAGCGGCACAACAACCGCCGCAATAGCGGCACAACAACCGCCGCAATAGCGGCACAACAACCGCCGCAATAGCGGCTAACTAGGAGAAAGGCAATGTTCAAACCGACACACATCGTAGTAGTGGAAAGCGGCTGGGTTTTTGCAGCGGTACTGGATGGCAACACGCAAGGGGACATTCGTTCCAGCGAATGTGCGGTAATCCGCACGTGGGGCACCACTAACGGGCTGGGTGAACTCGCGCTCAAAGGCCCGACCAGCAGTACCGTGCTAGACCGCTGCAACATCACGTACATCCCTAAGTCCAAGGTGTTGTTCACCATGGAATGCGCCCCGGTGGTGTGGATCAAGTGATCCGCACCCCGACTAAAATCAACCCGGCTTACTCAAATCTGAGTAAACCCAACCAAGGAGCTAAACCATGTACGACCTGACAAATCTGAACGACGACTACCCCGAGCTGCCTGCGTTGAACTTCTCGCAGGCTCCGAAGATCGCTGTGCCTTCTATCTCTGGCAGTGCCATGCTGGTGGAGCTGTCAATCCGCAACTGGGCGGGGCGCAAGCTGGACAAAAGCGCAAGCCAGAAGGTGACCATCGACAACCGTGCCTCCACGGGCGTCGCCAACGTCAACAAGAAGCTGTTGGGTGACTGCGCCGAATTGAGTGCGGTGCTCAAGTTTGCGGCGAACGTGCGTAACTCTCACTACGCCATGACAATGCCGTGGTCTGACACGGGGCTGCGCCTGCTGCCCACCAGCCAGTACTTCAAGTACAACGAGCAGATGATCGCGCTCAAGGCCGAGTATTTCCGACTGGTCGAGGAGTTCCTGTCCTCTTACGGCTGGGAGATTACCCAAGCACAGGTCAAGCTGGGCGATCTGTTCAACCCCGACGAGTACCCCTCAGCGGCGTCACTGCAGAGCAAGTTCGGGTTCGGGTTCACTTACATCCCGCTGCCCGAAGCGGGTGACTGGCGCATTGACATTGAGTCCGATGCCAAGCAAGAACTGGCACAGCACTACCAGTCCTACTACCGCCGGCAGCTCGAAGCGGCGATGGCAGACGTTAACCAGCGAGCGTATGACGTGTTGATCCGAATGTCCGAGAGATTGGACTACGAGGACAACGAGACCAAGAAAGTGTTCCGCGACTCTCTGGTGACTAACGTGCTGGAGATCGCAGACCTCATGGACGCCTGCAACCTGACGAGTGACCCAGCCATGAAGGGTAACGCCCAGACGCTGCGCGATCTGCTGCGCGGCATCGACGCCGACGATCTGCGTGAGGATCACAGGCTGCGCCGCGC